ATGCAAGAAAGCCAGCATGATGAAGATTCGTATAGCTAGGTTATTGATACAAGCCGTCCAATCGGACGGCTTCAGTGAGTAACCTATTAAAAGGAGTCTAAAATGTATGACGTACAAGTAAAAATCAAAAGCCAATGGCATGATATAACCGATTTTGGTTCCTATGACGACATTACCGACATGGGAAAAGTCCAAGCCGTGAAAGGCTTGCCTGATGGCCTCGATTTGAAATCAGATTTTGATGGCGTTATTGAGTGGCTATCCCTACCTGATGACGAACAGGATATTGTGCTTGCCTATTACAGAGCGACCGACACATTCAATCCTGAAGAGGCGCAAGAAGCCTATGCTGGTACGTTCGCCGATGGCGCGGAATTTGCCGAAAGCCTATGCAAAGATGTTTATTACGATTCCTTAGACGCAGTGCCTGAGTTCCTGCGTAAGCATATCGACTGGCAGGCCGTGTGGGATTGCGAACTGCACTATGACTACTTCGAGCAGGATGACCACTACTTCCGCAATATGTAACTGCGCTTATTTATCCAAGCCGTCAAGCAAGACGGCTTCAGTAAGTGAGTGCAACCTAAACCGAAGGAAACCAAATGGAAATTATCAAGCATAACCAATGCCTGAAAATCGACCTGTCATACGACCACGATAACGGCTATTACTTTGAATCTTTTATAGAAGCATATGGTATTGAACGCATATCGATTGGTAATAGTCGGGGTTATTCTTACCTGAAAATCGGCGAGCCTGATGCGCGGCACTACCTAGCTTCTTACCTACTAAGTGATAGCCATGTACGGGAAGAATTGGAATTGCACCGTGATTATATTGATGCGGATAATATGCCCTCGCTGACTGCAAACGAAGCCGAACGCCTATCCGAGCAGGTAGCAGATGAAGATTGGGGAAGTGTAGACTTTGACTTAGCCCGTCGCGGTTTGTTGTCCATGACCCATCAAGTCTGGTATGACAGTCTGTGTGATGACTGCATAGAGGCCGAATTGCGTCCTTATCGCTACACGGCACGCGGTTATTCTCAAGGGGACGTTGCCCATCTATACCTGATTGGTATGGAAGAGGCTGAAGCTGAAGCCTTGGCAAAAGATTTTGAACTGTACGCCTATGACACGCCTTGCCGATTCAGCGTTGAACTGATTGACTGCGAAACAGGCGAAAGCATAGCCGAAGATTCTTTAGGCGGCATCTATGACGACACGTCCGACCTAGTGCATCTGAAAGCTGAATTGTTATCGGCAATAACTAACCTTGATGGTATTGATGACGAAGTGAAATCCCTTGCGCTGGAAGCAGTGCAAGACCTTGACCACGGCACCATTAAATTCTAAAGGAAGCCAAAATGAACAAGTTGATTGAGTTCCTGCACAACCCAGAAGCCAAAACCTTACCTTTAGGCCATGAGGGATTCCTTGCCAATCGCTACCCGTCTGGAGAGGTTAGCGTGGGGTATAGGGGCTGTGCGCTTTGCTATCTTAACCTCGACGGCTTGCAATGGGAGGTGCATATATGCGCCCTGTCAAGCCGCGCCGCTTGTAACCGCATGACCGAGATTTTAGCCTTGCTGGGTATGCCCCAACTGCGCGTGAGATGGTATAAACGCGGCGAGTCTATCCAACGCCTGTATAACGGCCTTGTCATGGCCGAGTACAGCCTGCCATTGAAACAACCGTTGAGGGCAACAGTATGATACCCAAAGAGCGGACGGAAGTTCGCGCCAGTGTGAGCTTCCCCGACACTACCCTGTCGGATGGTAAATATATTATGCGGGTGAACCTGTTTCGCAGTCCGTCCGTCGTGTTGTATGGCAAGTGGGCTGAAGAGAATATCCGCCGGTATTGCGTGACACAAGCCAAGAAGCAGCGGTATGGCCGCGTAACCCTTGACATTGAGTACAGCTACCTTGACGGTACAGGCGACAGTCTGACCGTGAACCTGTGAAGAAAGATTATATGAAACCTGATATTTCCCTTGAACGCCGAGATGCAATCCTAGCACTGGAAAACCAACGAACGCAGACCGTCTGCACATTGATGGATAACAACCATGTGAGGGATTACGATGAAATCCTGCGCCTGGTTGACCGCCCTGTCGGTACACCTGAAGAAATCCGCAATACGACCGAAGACCGGCATATCGAACAGATTAGTAAGTGGTATGACCTGATTGGTAAGGCTTGCCAATACCTGCATGACATATGCCTTTCTATGACCGACCATGTACCCGTCTATTGGTATGACGCGGAAACTCAAACTATGGTATGGGATTATGCGGACGAGCTTGTGTTCCGCATTGACGAGCAAGACATACCGTATGAGGGGCAACGGCTTTATGCAAGCGCGATTGATTACTATGCCATCGAAGTATGCGACAAGCTGAAAACCGCATTGACTGACTGTGCGTCTGAAGAAGCAAACGCTTTGCTTGACGTTATTAAATCCGCAATCAAGGAGTACATCTAATGAAACCCGCAATTTTTGAAGAAGTTGAAACCCAACTGATTAACGCCTTTGCCGATGGTATCTTGGACGGCGTGTCCACTGCCGATATGTGCCATGTTGTGTATAACCAATCCGAGACCTATGTGTACACCGCCGATGCCGAGCGAGACCTTGAGCGCATTGGTACATTCAACGCTATCCAAGCCGTGATGACCTATGAGCAAGACAACTTCGGGCAAGCTGCACCGGCCGAGCAATACGGCAACGCGTGCTGGGTTGCCAACATGTTGGTATATATTTTGGGCGGAGCCCTGATTTACCGTGTGTTCGGCGATGACCCCGACTGGCAAAACGACAGCGACATCACGCCCGAAATCGCCCAACGCTATGCCGAGATGTTGGACGACGCACTGACCGCCGAGCCTGACTTGGTTGCCGAACTATGGCAAACCTTGTAAGAGAGGGCATGCCCGATGACTGAATCAATCAAAGCCGTGAGCCAAGCGACAGGCGTTAGCGTGTATATATTGAAGAAACTGCTGGCACAAGGACTGATTCCGAAAATCACAGTCCTTGATGTGTTCGAGTACCAACGAGACGAGACCCTACGCAATGCGCGTATGACGGAGGCCGAAGTGCTGGCCTACTTTAAGCACAAAGAGGCCGCATACCATGAAGCCCTTGCCTGCGGTGCGCTCATGCCTATGGTTGATGGTAAATACTTGGGAAAAGACGTGGTAGAGCTTACCCCCCACCGCTTCGCCTTACTGCCTGCACACCCTGCCTACACGCCCGCACGCCCTGAGCCAAACCTGCCGATAGTGTGGAATCCTGCCACGCCGATGGCGCAAGCCAACTTCGAGCGAGCCTTTGAGACCCGACTGCAACAGTCGGAGTTCTGGACGCATGACGGCAACGCGTTCTACGCGCCCGATGGTATCTATTGTAAGTCTAAGGTGCGCGGCATTCGCAAGACCATGCGCACCAGCCGACTGGCTAACGCCCCACTGTACGCCCCTGACGTAGGGGCTACACCCACAGGGCAAGCCGAGCGCATCAAGGTACAAGGCTTCAGTACGCCCCGTGCAACAGTGGTTAACCTGTCCGTGATGGATGACTATGGCGTGTGGGCGCACTCACACGGCGTGTACAACGCGCCGGAGGCTTGGGTTAAGGCTTTGCAACGAGCCGTGCATACGCTAGGCATGGCTATGGTATTTGCCCCGAACGAGACGGTGAACGACGTGATGGCGCGACTGGCCGCATGGCTTGACGCTGCTGTGTAAAATACATTGACACACGAGAGATTATTTCGTATTATTAAGTTTGTTGAAAATTTTTAAGGAGTGAGACAGATGGTGGACTTGAGTGCAGACTTAGACGACATGAAAACTGAAACCCCTGCCGAGAAAGCGCGACTGGCTGTTGCCAAGTTTCGCAACCAGTGTAATGAGGACGTATATCACGCACTGTTGGGTATTATTAGCTCCGAATCTGCCAAAGGCGCGACAAAACTAAGCCTGTCCTATGCCAACGATGAAAAACTACCGTATGTTGTAGTGTCGTTCGCTTATGACAAGTATATTCATAATATGATTGTTGTTCGCGTCAATGTAGCTGCATTAATCAACCACGCCGACCTGATAAAACGCTTTGAGTCAGACGGCTTCGACGTTAAAACTATGCCAAACGAGAAGTACAGTGTGTTAATTGACCTTATCTCTTGGGCGTAAAACATGCGCGACAAAGAATTAGTAAGCCATACAGATTTTGTTAAATATATGGAAGTGCAAAAATGAAATACGCAATCCGAACTATCCTCGCCGTCGCCGCTATCGGCGGTGGCGCATATGCCATGAGCAATACTGACGGTACGACAGACCACCAGTGCGCCCAACGCACCACCGTGCGGGTGCACCAAGTGACAACCTACGAGCAATCCCAAGTGATTGAGCAGCATGACAAGCCCGATGCGGCGGAGCATGGAGACGCGGAGGCCAGCCGATGAAAACCTATGTACTGGTAGCGTCTGTGGATTCATCCGCCGACAGCGCAATTATGGCGCAGTTATCCGCCACTCGATACCGCAGTGTCCCTGCCATGCGCGACGCGGTTGCCCAAGCTATTGGGGCTTTCGATAATAACGACTGGTCTTATTATTCTATTGAGTGTTTCCGCGAGAAGTGGAACGACTCTACGGTGTTGGACAGTGTGTTTTCGTCGGGTGAATCTTACATTGCATTCTTGGAGGTGGAACATGACGAGTAACACGCCTGAAACCTATGCCGACCTGCTCAAAGCGCGGGGCGATGTACCCATCTCGGTACTGCGCCAACTCAAGGCGCAAATCGACAGCCTGCTGGCACTGGTCGATACCCTCGATGTGGATATGCAACTGACCCCTGCGCCTGACGATGCGACGGCGGCTATTGCCAACGCCCTACGCGCCAGATACCCCGACTTCGCGGACAAGAGCGACGCGGAGGTGCTGGCCTACTTCAACGTGCAGGTGGGCGCATGACGAACATCGAAGCCACCCCGCTGGGTGTCAAGACGGCGAAGCCGAAGCGTAGCAGTACCACGCCGGAGGGCGCGGTTGTCCATGCTGTGAAGCAGTGGGCTAAAGACAAACCCGACGTGTACCTTGTCCGTGTGGTACAAGCCGGTGAGGCGGGTGTGCCTGACTTCCTGCTGTGCATCTGCGGACGGTTCGTCGGTGTCGAGTGTAAGGCGAAAGGCCAAGCACCGCGCACCAACCAACGCCTGCACCTTGGGCGCATTACTTCCGCCGGTGGCATCGCCCTGTGGGGCGATGCCGACACCCTTATTCCTGAACTAGATATTATTTACCAAAGGTTGAAGAAATGAATGAATTTCACCAAGCCATGGACAGCCTGTTAGGTGTGGTGTTTCTGAACCACGAGCATATAGACGAGCTAATCGATGAGGCTATCGAGTGTATGACCTTGACGGCTGAAGTAGCCGACTTTCCCGAAGAAGTCTTAGCTGCGATTGTGCGACGTGCTGAAGCAATCCGTGAAGCCGTGAAGAACAACCCCTTGCCTGACTGCCAAGCATCATGCAAACAGCCAGTTCACTGACCGGCAAACGCAAATAATCCAAAATATTATGAGTAAAATTATGAGTAAGTATTTATTGACACCGTTGGCACTGCTTATCTTCGCCCCTGCCGGCCTGCTATGGTTGGTAGCCGAGATACTGTATGTCGTTGTGTTCTTCTTCAAGCTGTTCAGTTCCATCTTGGCTTCACTGGCATCCATCGCCAGTATCAAAATCGACTGCGGAGCATATAAAGACCTCTACAACGACGACACCATTAGTACGGCCAAGCAACTTATCCGCACCGAAATTGCCGAGCAGATGGAAGCCCTGCACCTGTCGTCTGTATTCTTTGCAAGGAAACAGTAATGTCGTTCATTTCAACTATTATTGCGCTGGTTTGCACATGTATCGGAGGGTGCTTTTATTCCTTGTGGGATGTCGCGGTTGTCCTGCTCTTCATACCACGCGCCGTGTTTGAACTGGGAATGCTTTTCTTCGCCCTGTTGTTGGCCGCCGCCAACAAGTCATTCCTGAGTCTGTCGGATTCCGCAGACCCGACAGTGTGGGGCGTAGCCAAGCATGAGACCCGCGTGGTGATTGGTTTCCTGCGCCGAGACCTGCTGGCTACGCTCATGACCCCTAAACTTTTACGAGAGTTATCACGATGAACTACTTAACCCTAGACTTCGAGACATATTACGACAAAGAAATATCCCTCAAGAAGCTGACGACGCAAGCCTACGTCATGCACCCGCAGATGGACGTGTTGATGGTAGCTGTCAAGGTCAATGAAGACCCTGTGCAAGTTATTGATGGCGAGCAAATCCCTACGTTCTTCGCTACGGTTGATTGGTCTAATACCGCAGTCATCGCGCATAACGCCGTGTTCGACGGCAGTATCCTGTACTGGCGGTACGGTGTGCGCCCTGCGATGTTGATTGATACCATGAGTATGGCTCAAGCATTAGGCGTTCCGACCATTGCCGGTAGTGCCAGCCTCGCCACCTGTATCCGCTTGTTGCAGGAAGCAGGGTACGCCGTACCGCCTAAAGGCACAGAGGTGCTGGACGCATTGGGCAAACGCCGTGCCGACTTCACGCCCCAACAGTGGGCGGCCTACCGCGAGTATTGTAAGAACGACACGGACATTACATGGTTCTTGTTTAAAGTCCTGCGCCAATACCTGACGGACGAGGAGATGCGCTTCCAAGACATCATCCTGCGCTGCTACACCGAGCCACGCCTGACTGTTGACATTNTCGCCACCTGTATCCGCTTGTTGCAAGAAGCAGGGTACGCCGTACCGCCTAAAGGCACAGAGGTGCTGGACGCATTGGGCAAGCGCCGTGCCGACTTCACGCCCCAGCAGTGGGCAGACTACCGCGAGTATTGTAAGAACGATACCGACATCACATGGTTTCTCTTCAAGGTACTGCGTCAGTACCTGACGGACGAGGAGATGCGCTTTCAAGACATCATCCTGCGCTGCTACACCGAGCCTCGTCTGACCGTTGACATCCCTACGGTTGAGTACGAGCTGAACCGCTGCCGTACCTATAAGGCCGAGCAGTTGGCAGAGGTGTGCATGATGTTCAACACCACGCAAGAGGATTTATCCGCGCATCTGCGCAGTAACGACAAGTTCGCCGAAGTTCTGCGCGGTCTCGGTGGTATCACTGAAGAAGAGATGGAACAAGGCAAGTCCGGCACATTCATTATCCCGACCAAAGTGTCAGAGAAAACCGGCAAGACCACATGGGCGTTCGGTAAGACCGACGTGGCATTCAAAGAGTTGTGCGAGCATGACGACCCCAAGATTCAGGCAGTGTGCCAAGCGCGCCTCGCGGCGAAGTCGAGTATCGACGAGA